TTAAAATGTCCTCTTTTCTCCCAAGTAGAAATGTCCCCTTTATGAGCTAAATAGAGTAGGTGAGTTAGGTTTTACTGTTAGAAGCTTTGAAGGTTTCTGGTGTGATGAGAACTGGGTTTATTGCCCTTAGTTGTTCCTGAAGCGCTCTTTGTTGCGCTCTGCGTTTCGGGGCTTTTTTGCTCCTGGTGCGTTTCTGTCGTCGCTCGAATTCTTCTTGCTGCTGTTGAGCAAACTTTAGGACTTGGCCTAATCGCTTGTTGTCGACAATTTGCGTTTGCTGAACATGCTCAAGCTTATCGAAAATTTTGAATTCCAACTTTCTGTGGCCATACACAATCGCAATGTCTCCGTTGGGATAGTCTAAGACTTTGACATGCTCGTGAACTAAGCGAGTATTTTCTTCATTTGGTTCAATGAGATAAACCACTTTGTCATATTGAAATGTCAGCGATTTAGAGAGCTTACGTATTTCCTGCCAACTGAAAATATCGTCGAGTTCCTGCGCAGTTTCGCGCACTTTTCGATGCATGTTTTTCGGATACATTGCCGGCTTAGCAAAGCGTCGATTGAAATCAGCAATGAAGTAGGGAAGCCAAGCATTCGCTTCTTCGATAGTGTTGATTCCCTGCAAGCGCATCTCTTTGACGAGTCGGTCTTGAAGCGTCAAGTTTACTCGCTCCACACGACCTTTAGCTTGAGAGCTGTTCGCACATATCAGTTCGATGCCTAACTCTTTTAAGGCCCGGGCATATTGAGTTTGACCGACTTGTTTTTGCTTTTCCTGATTCACTCGAAAAATCGAATGCTTATCGCTGTAGAACGCTACAGGTTTGCCGTGTTCATTAAGATATTCTCTCGTTGTTAGCATGTAATCAAAAGCCGATTCGGTTTCGCTGAACCTTAAGTTCATCAGACGGCCAGTCGCATCATCAATGAAGACCAGTAAACAACATTTGTCAGCGCGTCCTTCAAACCAATCATGATGAGAGCCATCAATTTGAACGAGCTCGCCTAAACAATCACGTCGGTAACGAGGTTGGTAAACTCGGGGCTTGCGTTTAGAGTGTGGGACCCAAAGTCCGTCGGCGATCATCCATTGACGTAGAGTCTCTTTAGATACAGCGATGTTGTGTTGCTCTGAGAGTTTTTCTAGAGCGAGCGTTGGTGAGAAATCAGAATAATACTTGTGAATGATCTTAAGTATTTCAACTTTAAAATCTTCAGAGTAACGTCGGTTGCTTGGACGACCACGAGCTGCGTGCGCGAGACTTTGAGCTCCTAAAGTGGAGAGTCGATTGAGTAAACGCCGGATATGACGAACAGACACATTTAAAATAACTGCAGCATCAACTTGACGTAATCGCTTTTCACGGACGTCAGACAGAACCTTAAATCGATAAATATCTTTTTCACTCATCGTAATCAACATCGGTTAAAGCCTCAAAAGCAAACAATGTTGTTAATCTTAGGAGGACATTTTAAAGTGGCTAAAACCGGACATTACTAAATTGCTCTAACAAATTCAGTGCGCATTATGGGCACTTATGTTTAATGCAGTTGCATATCGATTATTTATAAAATGTCCCGCTTTTGAGGGACAGTTCAATGAAGTATCACGAAATGACAAAAAACTATATTTTTCGTGAGTTTGAATGTGGTTTAACCGTTGAAGAAGCTGCTGAACTTTGTTTGAAAAGTGTGAGGACGATCAAGCTATGGGATAAGGGTAAAGCCATTCCCCCAGAGTGTAGAAGGCTTATGCGCATGAATAAGGGTAGGGAACTGAGCATCTGTGAAGATTGGGATAACTTCGTGATGAGACATGACCGCCTAGAGCTTCCAACTGGCCAACTTGTTACCGCTCAACAAGTTTTGATTGGAGTAGCATTGCTTGAGCTTGGAGCTTCAAACGATATTAAAGTGTCTCACCAAATTCTGAAATACGCGAGAGTGTTAAAGAAAATAGTGTAATAAAACGGCTCCTAATGGGAGCCCTTTCTAATTTGCTTCAACTAACTCGACAAGCAGTTCACAGACATCTTTTGATTTCATTATAGTTTTGTTAACCCTAAAAATCCCTAATTGCCCCTCACTACTATTAAAAGATACGTACGTTCCCCGATGAGGCAATGAGTTGCATTCTAGTTCTGCTAATAAAGAACTAGAGTCATACACTAACCCACCGTTATCTAACAAAAATCTAATTCTCATAATCAATCTATCAATGCGGGTTGCACTACAACGTTAATATCCGTAGTTTTGTAAACATTTGGACTGATCTCATCAACCCTTCTTATTAATTTCGTTACTTTGTAAAGATACGTACCAACGGGCAATATTATAAAGTCCTCCAAAGAAGGTATATCGACGCTTTCAATATCCCTCATAACCAACAAAGGGGATTCCAGTATGATGTCCCAATCATTAGTCAATTCATCGGTATTTACTTGGTAATAGTTTAGGTTCATTGAGCCTCCACTCTTGGCACGCCTTCTTTTAACTTCATTATAGTAGATATATTGGAATATCCTCGATAAGGTCATGAGTTTTGTGGAATTTACCCCCGTAATACAGATACGGGGGTTTGGCCTTTACCTCCCGCGCTCGCTGCTTAGTCTGCGCGACTCTCGCGGTCGGAACAGGCCAATGACGTTAAACAACTTCTAATGATTCAGGCCAGATGAAGTAGGGACCGAAACGTTTACTATATTTGAACTCACCACCAGAGGATTTACCCGCATCCGTCAATGAATGTTTTCCATCATCAAACGATAGATAGCCTTTGGTTACACATAGCTTAAGGAAGTCATCGGTTTTAAGCTTGTGCTTCTTAGCCAACTTGGACGAAGTAATCTTGCTTTCGTCTTGTTCAGGCTCTGATTCTTCGCCGTTCGTAGTCTCAACAACGGCAGCTTGAACTTTCTCGAGTGAGATTCGAACCTCGTCACTAATACGAATAATGCGTTGAGCTTCTTCGTATGAGTCTTTGTAAATCTCTGCATCTTCGTCACGGTCAATGAAGATACCCATTTCATTATTGTTAACCTGACTAAACTCATACAGGTTTAAGCTCGTGATAATACATGAGCTTTCATTCATGTAGCACTTGGCGTGGAGGTTCTTACAGAAACTTGTACGCACGAAAGATAAGCCCCTGAGCCAATTGATTTCATCAGGTTGAAGCTCGCTTTTGCCATAGACGATTCTGATATCAATCTTTAAACGATCTTTGTCTTCTAGCAGTTCTTTGATGCGGTCGTTTAACTTTAGAAAAGGGCTGATTAGAATCAGTCTCTCTGAAGCATTTTTAATGAGTTCTTCGAGGTAGTAGTTTGTAGCACTTGTATTTAAAAACTTAGCCATTTCATATCCTTGACATATAAAACCTAGCGCACAAGAAGCTACGGCTAATTGGAATGGAGATCAAGGACTACAAATAAGAAACGAAGCCTAACGCAAAGTTCGATGGGTTGCAGTAGCAAAACGCACCTCTCTCGTTGTTAGGCTCTGGAAGGTTGGCTTAGCAGGAAGTGGGGAGTGGTCAGCAATTTAGGAAAGGGAGGCTAACCGCGCCGATTAACTATTCATGCAAAAATTGGGTTCCGTGGGCGGCTTGGTGCTTCGCTTGCACTTCGTGCTTTGCTTATCCCTGCGGGGCAACGTCACCTTTAGCTCTTGTTTAAATTGAAGATATCCACGCCACTTTGAACGCCAGTCAACTGAATTTCTTTTTCTGGTTCATTCGCGTCGAGGTTAATGCTTGGTGGACAAGTTAGCAGTGCGTTGATGGTGTCGGATTTCACCATCACTAAGCATTCATCAATTAACTCAAACTCATATCCAAACTTCGCTAACGTCTGTGAACGCAAGTAATAGGTATCTCTACCTCTATCGATGCGAAACAGATAATCATGCGTGTTAGCTACTGTGTTTATACCCGTGAGATAAAAAGACTTCGCATCGTTGTACATTGGAAGTGCTTCAAAGAATGGATTTACACCATGAGGAATAGCCGTATGACTAGCTTGATTATGAGCATTGCTAGTATCCACCCCAGAAGCGTCCGACCGAGCCAAACCAGTATCGGCTTGAGGTATTGATAGAGTAGGCGAAGTAGGTAAAGAGGACGCTGAAGCAGTTTCAACTTGCGCAGGAACTGTTTGAGCCGAATCCACATCACTATTAGATAATACATACAAATCCCAGAAAAATTTTAGAATAGCCAACACACCAATGAGCATGGCCAGAAGGAACTTTGGCGACTTTAAGATTGAGATATCTGACTTAGTTTCGTTAAATCCACCCGTACCTGTAGATTGATACAGTGCAAACACATCCACCGGAATCTTCTTACTGCTGCAGCTGGCGTAGTCTGCTTTGGTCGTCGGGTCGGTCTTAGTTGCTTTAGGACGATGGTTATAGATACGCGGCTTACGCTTACGAAAGAAGGTATCCGTAGAACGATGTGAATAGGCTTCACCCGCACAACCTTTTAGCCATGTTGGGATAGCACTGTAATCCGGTGTCAGCATGATCACATCCCATTGGTATTTTCGGTGACGCATGAAAGCGCCATAGAAATCGAACGGGTAGAGCAGACGGTTGTTCTCGTCCAGCTGAGTACGTTCGCAATCGTCTAAGTCACTCTCATCGAGCGAATCTGGGTCAATGGGTAGCCAACGAGAATGAAACAACTCACCAAAGCCCTTTGGTAAGATGTCTTCGAACTCTGAGAACGGACGAGCTAAGAACTTCTCACGTTTAAAACCTGCTTCTGGACAGTACAAGTCCTGGCACTCATCGATAACAACCAATGCACCCGTTGGCATCCAGTTAAACCAGTTCTGCCAAAGGTGAACACCTTCACTTGATCGCGTAAAGATCCTTATAAGCTTGGCACTGGCCGGAAAGGTTTCCCCAAGAATTTTCTCGATAGATTCTTTAGGACGTAGACCTTCAATGTTGGTGACAACCAAGCGTCCTTCACGAAGTGCAGGGAGGATTTCAAACCAAGTCGCATAAGCAGACTTGTAAGAACCATTAGAGCCGTGACGAAAGATAACAGCCATAATCACCACCCCATAATTCGAAGAACAAAGGCGGTAGCTAATCCATCGATAACGATTCGAATGGCATCGACAACACCGAGTTGATAGGCCGCGTGTCTAAGGTCTGGCGCTAGGTTGTTAAACGCCGCGTTAAGAACCGTATAAACTTCGTAATCCGTCAGTATCATTGAAGCGATTTCGTAGGCCATCTCAACCATAGAGATTTTGATGGAGAGATAAAGTTTGATACCCCAGTACCAAGCATAGGTAAAGACTTCCAATATTAAGTCGGGAATAGACATGAAGAAGTCAGAGATAGAGCCAAACACATTTGCTATGTATTGAAAGGCTTCGAAAATGAAATCCATATTAGCTTCCTTTGCGTCCCGACGATAAGATGATAAAAGCAGCCATCAACATAGCGGCAAAGATGATTACGTTACGAATGGTGCTTGTGTTCGTGCCGAGTGTGTTGAATAGGTTAAAGCGCACGTCCACATTCCAAGATGCGCGTGAAAGAGTGAAGGTTTCACCTGAATAACTGCCATCGTTAAAGCTCATTGTGCCGAGATTAATAGGGGATGTTGATTGCATGTCCTTGAGAGTTGCTTTGAGTTTGTCGATGTCATCAATAAGACCTTCAACCGCCTCACCAATAACTGTACCGTGTGACCAACCATCGCTAGTTGGTGGCGCATGGAATAGGCCACCGTCATTCAATCCGTTAATCGCATCTTGAATACCTTCTAAGGATTGACCTAGTTGATCCCCTAGTTGTTCAGTGGAGCCTTGAAGTTCTCCAAGCTTGCTAACAACATCAGAATTATCCCCGCCAGTAGAGTCTGAACCTGAGCCGCCAGCATTCTCAATGGCTTCTTCAATTTGATTAAGCGAACCTTCTAGTGAAGTAGTTTGGGTTTCAATAGCCGTCTTAACAGCGTCAACTGATTCCTTATTTGCCTGAACGGCTTTCTTTGTGTTGGTCACTTCTTTCTTAATGTTATTAGTGTTGGCTTTGATGCTCCTTGTATCGCTACGAATGCCATCACGAAAGATACGAGTGTTTTGAGAGCCACTCGCCATACGTTGCTCAATGTTCTCTAAGATTGGAGTGACTTGGTATTTGATTGCTCCAGTATTGTCCGCAACCGAATCAACTTGCTTGCGCATAGCATCTAAGAACCAGTAAGTACCGGATGTGTGCTTCTCGATTTCAGCGGCACTCGCAATTAACGGCGAAAGGTCAACATTGCCACCCGTTCCACCCGTTGTTTTTCGGTCTATGGAGTTCATTGTTTGGAGCAAGTCTGTGAGCGTGGAATTGGCGTCTTGGAACGCGAAAGTGATCCCACGAACACTAGTCTTGAGCTCGTTTCGATAGTTATTGGTATTGACTTGCTCTGTGTTCAAATGAGAGGAGATATCGGTCAACCTGTCAGTTATGGAAGCATTCAGTTGAATAATTTCATTGGTATTCCGATCCAAAAGGTTGTTAGAGATAACCTGTTTTTCTTGGATAGAGCGTAAGTGATTTATTGGATGATTACTATCTGGATAAGCAGAGCCAGAGTTACCACCATTACCACCGCCACCATGATCGAGGTCATCACCGTTATCAGTAGTACCATCGGAACCGTCACCAGTATCGGTTCCAGTATCACCACCAGAATCGTTACCTGAGCCATCGTTAGAGTTACCATCGTCGGGTTCGGTCCAAGGAGAATCTCCGTTGTACTCACCAACATTAGAACAAGATGCACCTGTATACTTAAAGTCACCTTGCCAGAAAACTGAACCATTAACTTGAATGGTTATCGCTGTACGGCGAAGTTCACAACCTGTTGATCCAGAGCCACGACAATAACCAGTAGGCGCATCACCCCAAACCGTAGCATCCCAACGCATAGCACGAGGACTAGAATCGAGGGCTAAAATTTCGCAAGTGGTTCGACATTGCCCTTGATACATTTGCTTACCGTCCGGACATTCATCAGCAAAGGCCAGCGGTGAAAGAAGTAATAAGAAGGGAGCTATAAAACGCATGAAATCACCTTATTACTGAGAAGAAAAAAGGGAGCTTTAAGCTCCCCTTAACCAGATATAACGCCTGTATAGACCCCGTATAAAAAGGACAGAGATATTAACGAGGCCAAAGCGATAGAGAGGATCATTATTTACGTAGCCACGCAACAACCATCCCCAAACCGAAGCCAAGAGCCGCGATACCGATAACACCAGAAGTGGTCAAAGACACCATCTGTTTACCACCATCGATAGCGCCGTTAATCGCTTCAACGTTAGCGTTACCTTCAGCAAAAGCCGGAACAGAAAGCGTCATTGCTACACCCGCTTGTGTGTATTTGTTAGTGAAAAAGCTCTGTACTTGATTCATGTATTTCATGCTGTTTTTCCTATTATTTTCCAAAGTATTTAAGTACGCGGCCTAAGACATGGCCGCCGATGAAAGTGACAAGGGACTGGCCCAAAACGTATTCGTACAGTTCCTTGTCAAATTCGAGTAATGACCAATCAAATTGACCATCAACTAACTGCGTAACTTGTTCTTTTGACATCAAAATGAGCTCACAACTGCCATTAGTTGCTTGCTGCAAAACACCATCAATAACCGTTACGCAAATAGACATAGAGTTTCTTAGTTAGCCTTCATTGAAGCTTCAAAGTGCTTCTTAATTTCTGCGTCGACAGGAATAAGCGCTGTCACGATGGCACCCGCCAATGGATCTTCTGGGTTGATTTCAAGTTGCAATTGGTACTCACGACGAGGAACCAAAGCACCGGTGCGCTCAAGGAGCAGGGCGTATTCATGATCAATCATCAACGGTTGATCCCATTGTGGGTTTACGTCACCAGATTCGCCGATGGTGCGACGCTTGAATTTCTCCGAGTTAATTTCACGTAGTGGACGTGAGATGTTCAGTTGAGCACTGTCACCACGTGCCGAGTTCCAAGTGATGTCCATTCCTAGGACAAAAACAGATTTAGCCATTTGTTAGGTCTCCAATATGTGAGTCACCAACTTGCCGTAGGTATCGGGGAAGGTGAATTTTGTTCCATCACGGACGAGCGAGCCGACAACGGTTTCAATGTCGCCCTCATGGAATTCGATTAAAGAGTTCAGGATTTTCCCGTACTGGCGACGCATCCAGTGAGCCGAAGCCAACAGGTCGAGCGCCGCACGTTTAGTCGGGACAGGTTTTGTATTGAATTGTTTTGCAGTAGAAATCGACGCTGCGAAGTCGTTGATGGCCGCGAATGCGCCAGCAGGATTCAACAGCACATCGATGTTCCATTTTTTAAGTTCAACTTCTGAGCGGTACCAAACAAGACCCGTGTTCGCGAGTTTCTGCTCAAGAGCCTTGTTGTAGATACGCCAGTAGATGCGAGAAGTACGAGAGCCGACAGAGTATTGCTCTTTGGTGTAATCAGGACGGCCATCACGAAAGCCCGCAATCTTATGGTCAACATGCAGAACCGGATTACGGCCACGCTCAGCCGTACGGAAAGCATCATCATTCCAAGCTTTGCGCGCGTATTCACAATCAAAGATACCGTCGTAATCATCGTAAGCGAGATCGACACGCGCGAGTGTTTGAACACCAAGAACGTTAGTAAGCCAATCATGCAGCGACCAAGGCGCGCGACGAGCAAACACATGCTTACAACCAGTGCCATTAATTTGGAAATGCACTGTGTCATTGTTGCCACCAATACCCACGAAACCACAGAAGTCTTCACCGTCTGGTGAGGTCAACTTCATAGACTCAGAATAGAACTGAAAGCCAAGGCCACGAGGTGCAGAAAGAGACAATCCAAGAACCTGATTGGTGAAGATGCGCAAACAATCTTCTAGGTAATTGCGGTAACAGATATCAAAGGCGTTGTTGTACGCTTCAATCTCTTCAGCAGTGCCTGCGATGGTCGCATTAAACTGAGGTGGAGCAGGGAACTTAGGCGCCTTACAGTTACGCTGTAACAGAGATTTAGGCGCTAAACCTTTGTATTCCTCATGCTTGTGAAGACGTTGAATCGCGTTGTGACAATGGCGTAAGTCCTTGACTGCAAATGTAAAACATAAGTAGTCAATATGAACAGACTGCTCATCGAATTTCTTAAGGATGTTAGTTGCAGTAGTCATCGAAGACCCCTAAATCAACGCGTTCTTGGTAAGTGGTGTTGGTGATAGATACCAACTCGTAAGAGACAAATTCAGACGAAGCCCAAGATTCGAGATGAGACATAGACTTGAGCAAATCCCATTCTTCACAGCCTTTGACCAACACGGAAACCGTGTAATCAGGCAACAAATCGTAATAGATGGTTTGGGCTTCGTTCATGGGTTATGCCTTTGAACTATATTTAGTGACACTGTCACAGTTTTGATTGTTTTGGTTTTCAATCTGTGAGTTAACAGCGTGAATTAATCGACGAGTCATTTCGCAATCGGCCAGAGCTCGGTGCGCGGTTAAGTCAGACACATCAACTTGTTGTTGAGCACAGGCGTTAGTTAGAGATTGCCACTTGTAATCTTCATGGTGTTCATTCCAAACACCGAAAAACTCGGCGTACCAAAGCATTGCGCACTGAGGAACGCAGAACTTGAAAAACAAATCGTGAACAGTTTGGACGTAAGCAGCGTTACAGTGCTTATCCAAAGATTGGATGATTAAGCGCGTATCAAAATCTGAGTTGTAGATGATGATTGGACGACCATTAAGAAGCGGGAGAAAGTAATTTGAAAAGACTAAATGAAAGTCGAGCGCGTCTTTAACGTCTTCGTCGGTGATGCCGTGGATTGCTGTGGCTTCTACTGGAATAGAACAAGTTGGTTTAACAAGTTCGCTAACGATAACTTTGCCGGAATCCGCACAGATAGCAGTGAACTCGATAATTTCTGCATCAGAGCCTAAACCTGTAGTTTCTGTATCGATAATGATCGCATTTTCAGTAGACAGTTTTTTCATAGCAACACCTTGACCGTTGAGAGAGACCACCAAGACCAACCGAGAGCGTCAAGGGCAAACAGTCGAATCAAGGTGGTCAATACGAAATATTTCGTACAGTTAATACGAGATTCTTCATAGTGTAAATACGATAAATTCCGTACAAATGAGCTAGAATCTTTAAGAATGATCTAAAGGCAGGATTCAAAAATGTATACAAACAAACTCATTGACGCTTACAAAGAGCAAATGAAGTATGTGCAATACAAACAAATCGCCCCAGATTTAGGCATCAGCCCACAAATGCTTACTGACGTGCGAAAAGGAAGAACATACTTAAAGGAAAATCAGATACTTATGCTTGCAGAAGCTATAGGTGAAGATAAAGAAAAGGCACTTGTTGGATTAGCATTAGATAAAGCAAAAACGTACGAAGCGCAGACGCTGTGGACGAGCATAGCAAAAAAGTTTAACGGGCTTGGATTACCAAGTATTTCAATGGCTTGTGCAGGATTTGCCGTAGCGTTTTCAAGCCCAGTGGAATCCTCGATTCTGTCAATCCCATTTTAA